TACTAATCCTAATATTGGAAATAAATATATTAATCCAATACATCCAATTATTAAAATGATAATAATAGATGTTATTAAATGTGTCTTCATTGTTCTTGTTGTTTAAGTAATTCAATTGCTTTTTGGAATCCTTGTTTAAATCCATAAATTGTATCTAATTTTTGAGTTTCTGAAGTTATGTTTTCACCATAACTATTGTATCTATGTTTAATACTATCTTTAGCAAACTTATCAACCTCAACACTTTCTAAAAATTCTACTGCTGTTTTCATTGTTCTTGTTGTTTAAAGGTTTTAGTTTCTTGAACCATATGTAAAGCGAGTGTCATATACTGCTTAACTTGTTCTTCCGTGTTTTTCTTGCTATCCCAACTTGCTAAATCCCTAATATATTCGAATGTATCGCAACCAGAACACGAACCATAGTCAACTTCCGTAAAAATATAGTCGTTTAAATTTGGTTGGTAGGTATTATTGCAAAGTATAAAAATTATATTGCCTTGATAGTGGCCGTCGTCAATAGTTACAAAGCGTTCCCAGTCCCAAGAATTATTATAACCATTCGGTTCAGTTACCACTAATTCAAATAACTTCCTGTAAACATCTTCATAGTCGCTTGGTTGGTTTTCTTTCAACCATTCTTCTAATAGGTGCTTACGCTCATCCCATTGTTTTACAAATTCTTTTATCATTGGTCTTGTTTAAAGGTTTTTACTTCGTCTTTTAGTCGTTCTACGTACAAAGTCGCGTCCATTAGTTCGTCTTGTAGGTGTGTAAGCCATTCTAAGGCGCTCAGGTCGTTTCTTTCTAGCGTTGTGTTATATTTCATTATTCCTAGTTTCGAACGTTCGTTGAAACGGGCTAAAACACGTAAAACTATTTTGTCTTCTATTTGTTGTTTCATAGGAAATTGTAAAGGGTTTCGTAATACTCGCGGCATAGTTCGACGCGTTCTTTTATTTGTTCTATTACTTCGTCGTCACGTTCGACCTCAAAGACTTTCACACGGCGGTTGTCGGGTATATGGTCGAAGTTGTGGCGTTTCTGTACTTCGTCTATAAGATCGAGGCTTTCTTCTAAAAGGTTAGCGTTCCAGTGCGCGCGTCTTATTTCGTCTTGAACCATGTCTAGCGGTGTATTGACTAGGCAGTAAACTAGTAAACTTTTTTGTTTACCTGTAAGCCACATATAGCCCTGTAATTGGTAGTAATAGTCTTTAGTTGGTATTTCTGTAGCAAAGAAAGGGAATGTCGTAGCGTCCCAAGAACTTTTTACGTCTAAAATAAGGCTAGCGGTGTTTACGTCGGGCGTACCCGTTACCCAGTCGTTACTAAAATGTTCGTCGTTCTTTAAGATAAAGCCTAACTCTAGGACCTCGCTAGCTAGTTTAATGCTTTCGTCTTCTACTAGGTTGCCTTTGTCGGTGTAACGCGAGTTAAACGTCTTGACTATTCCGTATTTTGCTAGTAGAACTTGTTCTTCTACGTAGGTCTTAGCCGTTTGGCTTAGTAGTTCGCTTTTCGAACGCGGTGACGTCATTACTTTACCAAGTGCTGAGCATCGAACTTTAAAAGCAGTCATAGGGCTTCAAGCATTTCGGTTTGTGACTCAGTCAAAGTAAAGCTAGACGTAATTTTTTCCTTAGTAACCTTACCTTCTACAATGGCTTTACACGCGTCTTGAAAGCGTTTGTTATCAATAGCGGGTAGTTTCTTTACTTGTTCACCGCTTGCGTCCGTGTCTTTGTCGGTAACTAGGCCTAAAGCTGAACTGAGGGCGTAACGTCGAACGTAAGTAATAGCTGACCCCATAACTTGAAAGTCGTTCATACCTTTGAGTTGTACGCCTTGCGGTATTGCTGTAGTGCTTTCGATAGTTTCGCCACTTTCTACGTGGAAAATGCACGTTACTAAGTCTGTGCCGTTAATTAACTGCGTAAAGCCTAGCCCGTGTTTCTTTAGTAGCGGGTTAATCTTGTCGAAAATAGCGGGTAAGTCGGCGTAAGAATAGCCGAACCCCTGAGTTCCTTTGTGAATTACAGGCACTTCTTGCTGGAAATTAGCCAGCGCTTTAAATAAATTTTTCATAGCTTGTTTTTAAATTGTTATATGCAAATATAATACTTATTTTAATTCCTTGCACTTTTTTTTGTACGTCGATATAATTTTTTTTAGTTCGTCGGTGGTGTACTTACGCACCTCGTGGGCCTCAGCGTGTAATTTTAGCAGTCGTTCAGCGCCTATTCGCTTTTCAATGCCTATTTGATATTCTAAAAGGTTGCCGTGTTTATATCGGTTACAGGTTACGCATTGTGCATGAACGTTGTCTTCGTTGAATGTAACGGCTTTGTGTCCACCCATGCTGAAATAATGGCCAGCGTCGTACTTTTCGCCTAAAGAACCGCCGCAACTTACGCAAGGCTTGCCAAAGTCACGAAGACGAATGAAAGTATTAAACACCTTTTGAGCTTCTTTAAGCCAGTCTGTGGTCGTTTTAAGGTCGTTCTTTAGTTTTACCTTAGTCTTTTTCCATTGAGCCGCTTTGGCTTCTTCTACAAAGGCTTTAATACATTCGTCTTTTAAACAAAATTTATGGTTAAAGCGTATCGGTTCGAACTTGTCTTTACAATTTTTACAACGTGGCATAGTTATTTTCTTTATACCAAAACTTTAAAGCTTGGTTCTTGTTTTTAAAGTAATGTATTACAAATTTTCTTGTTTCAAAGTCGTATCTAACGGCTCGTAATTCACGCAACATTCGGGCGCGTGTACATTGTTTGCAGCTTGCGACCTTTCCTTTGTAGTGTGGCAATTGGTATTCTCGTTTGTTATCTTGGAAGTATTCGAGTTTTCGTAGTCGCTTACACGTGAAGCATTGTAGTTTTTCATTGTTCATTTGTTATTCTTTCGTTTTCAAGTAATTTTTCCGCCATGACTTTTGACTCAGAAAAGCCAGCTAAAAGACCTGTGTACATATATAGGCCTGCTTCATCTTCTTGGCTATGGATAAAAATATTTACTCGTTCTATTTTTTGGTGTAGTTGTTCAATCAGCATTTCCAGCGGTGTTTTCATAGTTCAATGTCTTTAAATTTTAGTTCGTTTTTAAGTTCGTCGTAAGCTACTCGAAGTTGAGCGTTGCGTCTAGCTAACTGGTTTAACTCGCGGTTCAAACTTACTATTTCGTTTTCCATTTCGATTAAAACAAGCTCGGTTTTTAGTAGCATTTCTTCGCTATCCTTACCGCCGTTTATGTAGTCCTTTGCGTCTGGTTTGTCCTTTTCGAGTTTTTCCCTTACGTTTTTAATTCGTTCGCGGACTACCCAAATAGTGTTCTTAGCCCATAAAATTTTTAAATCGAGTTGCATTTTAAAATGGTTTAAAGTTTCGTAATTTTTCACTTGTCGACATAATGCCGTCGGTTATTGTTTTTTGTATGTCTTTAGGTCTGTGTTTTTGTAGTGGGTCTATTCCGTTAATTGTAAACCCTAAGCCACTATTAAAGTCGCAAACTACTGGGTAATCAATTTCGGTATGCTTACCGCCCGTTTCGGTGTCCTTAACTTTTTCGACGTTCACCCAGGTTTTAAATTTGTATTCGGGGTGTTTAATTAGGCGGTGTATTACTAACATGTCGTCGCAGCGGTTCAAAAAGGCCTTCCCGCCTTCTATTCCATCCTTTAAGGGGGCTTTCAAATGTCCTTTTAGTTCGCCTTCGGTGTATAAGTTACCGCTTCGGCCGCTTTCAGTATTCGGGTGGGTGTTTATGTATATAGTCATGCCCGTACTATTGACAAATTGGCGTGCGGTATTCATAAATTCGTAATTCCCACTAAACGACATTTCTCGGTCTAGACCCGTAAAAGGGTCAATAAGCCCAACTTTGCACCCACTTTGTGCAAATAGCGCCAATATTTCTTCGGGTTTGTACAAATTCGAGTTGTCAATAAATGTAAAGTATTGTTCTAAGTACGCAACGTCGCCCGCTATTTGCGAATGGGTTAATTTATTAAAATGTTTGCCTCGATACATTTGTACCATGTCGCGAAGTATTTGCCCCTTTTGGTTTTCACCCGACCAAATGCAGAATGTTAAGTCGTGTTTTAAAGCTAGGGTAAGAAAGTACCAATTTATCCAGTACGTTTTACCTACGTTGTCATGTCCTAAAATGATATTGAGTTGCTTAGGTTTGAATTTAAGGTGTTCGTCTAGCGCACAATCTAAGCCAAGCCCTTGTTTTATTTTGCCGTCCCTTACGTCTAGTAAGTATTGCAGCGCGTCGCCTTGTTTGAGTAGCATGTTAATTGTTTTTTAGGTGAGCTAAGATAGCGTCGCTTTCAGTAACTATGGTTCTATTTGCGTATTTATCCAAAGTTTCGGCCCTACTAAAAAATTCGGGTGTACAATAGTTGTAATTGTTGTCTTTATGAAATTGGTTTTCTTTGCAGTTTTTTATTGCGTTTATAATGTCTTCTTTTATGTACCCGTCTTTTAGACGTGAGTAATAAGAACGCTTTACTTTTTCTGTAATTACTTTAAAATTTCTACCAAAAGTATTATTAACGAAGTCAAGCAACGCTTGATAGTCTATTTCTTCTTTCTCTTTCCCTTTCTCTTTCTCTTGTACCGAAGGCCCTTGCGTACCCCCTTGCGTAGGGTCTTGGCTAGGGTCTTGTAAAGGTCGTTTTGTCTTGTCTTCGTAACCCTTTATTTGCTTGTCTATTGAATGCTTTTGCGAAAGATACGCGAACTTGACTAAGCCTTTTAGTTCTGTTTCTTCACCTGTAAATTGACGTGTAAGTAATGCGTCGTAAAACGCTAACCTATCTTTGTCGTTTAGTTCCTTTGCTACGTCCCAGTAGCTTCGATAAAAATTAAATGCTTGCCTCATATTTTACTGCCTTAAAATAAAAAAAGCCCCTTTGGCGTTCGCGAGGCAGCGTTACTAACCAAAAGAGCTTCAATAATGTTTTACATGGGCCTGCCTACCCGTACAAATATAACGTATAAACTTCAAAAAGGTTGCACGGCTTCTTCTTTTTCTTCGTAAAAACCCATTTTTATCCGTCTTTGAATACGTTTAAATGACACCATATTGTGGGCCTTAAGTATGTCGACCTTTAAGTCGTAGTCTTTTTGCGTCTTAAACACTTTCGATATGTCGGGTAACTCCGCGCCGTCTAAGTAGGCTTGAAGCGCGCACGTTTCGGCTAGGTAATCCGTATCGCGATAGCTAGTTAAGTCTTTATGAACGCGTAACCCGTGTAAAATTGTAGCGTGGTTCTTGTCAAAAACACGGCCAATTTCCGAAAGACTAAGACCACACGTCCGTAATTCATTGTAAAGGTAATAGCGTTTAAAAAGTACGTCGCGGCGTCTGGACTTGTCAAGTAGTCCGTATTTTTCTATTAGTTCGTGTATTGAAGTAAGGCGGTTCATATTTGTTCTACTTTGAATTTTCCGTTTTCGTAACGGCCCGTTGTTAGTAAGTCGTGCTTTTTCCAATATGCTAGGCTTTGAGAATTTAAAACCCAGCTTTCGACGGCTTTAGAACCGACGAAGTAAGTTAGTTTCCATTTCATAGCTTTTCGATTTCGTGTTTGACATTTTCAAAATACGCACGTTGTACACCTATTCCATTACTTTGATAATAAATTGTGTCTTCATTAAAATAATTTAGTATTTCATCAACTGCAATCAATGCAAGTTCGTTAGCAACGTGACTTATTATATAAACACCATCCAAAGGGTATTTCATTTTATCTACTAATTCTTTTGCTTTTTGTTTTGGTGTCATATTTGTTGCATTTTGATTTCACAAATTCGATTATAAAGGTCATGGTTAAACGAAGTCCAAAAGCGGTCAATTTGATACTTGTTAAACGAACCAACTAAACCCGCTTTCGTCGTTGTATTCTTGCACGTAGGCGTCTTCGAAGGTGTTGGCTTCGTAAAGCTTTTCGAGGTAGTCGTCGCAGTCCCTGGTTTGTTTGATTGTAAGTTTTTCATTGTATTCCTTTTTAGTTATTTTATAGTTTGCGTAAGCGTCGTAAATTTTGATTTCGTATTCGGCTAGGATTTCGGCGTTCGTGTCCGTGTCGCCTTCGTCCCAAAGCGTGACCATTAAGTAAACAAAAGTCGTATCGCCTGGTGCGTATACTTCGAAGTCTTTAAGTTCTGTTACAATCATTTTATTTGAATTTAGAGTTATAAACATGGTTCATATATTTGTTAAAAGATGGCTTTAATTCATACGTCTTTTTTTCGTGAATTTGTGTGTCCTTTGTCTTGGCGTCTAGAACAGGGTAAGTATTCGTAGACATGAGCCAAATTAAAAACGCAAAGCCTAAAACTGCCGTAATTGCACCGCCTAAAATTTGGCGTTCGTCTTGGTTTAAATCCTTAAATAAAAACGAATATTTTTTAAGTGTTTTCATGTGTTAAAATGTTAATTGTTCAATTTCAAAAAAGAAAGCGCGCGTGTCGCTAGTGTTGTCTAAAATACGACGGCCTTTTTGATTAGCCATAAATTCGCTTTCGGCGTCTACGTTGTAAAAAAATAACGTGTTTCGGTCTTCGTCTAAAATTGTAATTCTAAATGTTTTCATGTCGTTTTTGTTAATTGGTTATATGCAAATATAGATACTATTTACAACCTACCAAACTTTTTAACAACTTTTTTTAACATTTTTTTAGATTTCCTTATTTGACGGGGGTTGTAGACGCAAACTTTTTTTTCACGTTTTAAGGCGTTACCCTTATTTTGTTACAAATTTCGTAAGGTTTTACCCTTATTTTGTGACATGAGTACCCGAAAAGGTGCAATATAATGTGCAATTAGTCGGAATATACCCGATTAGGTATACTATATTATGCAAAAAAGCCAACCCCGAAAGGCTGGCTTCAAAACAGAACTATGAAAAAGTGTACTAATTTACTTAAAAAAGTATTCGTTTATGCTCTTTGTTAAAAGTCCGTAATTAAAATGTATGAATCCCGACCGCCCAAGTTGAAAGTTTATAGCTACCCAATTCGAAGACGGACTAAAAGCGGGGTAATTGTAATATTTAAATACGTCCGAACTTGACGCGTCGAATAAGTATTGGTGTGAGTCGCCTTTTTCGAAAATGATTTCGTAGCCTTTATTCAAAAGGTCTTGGGTGTTTAGGTAACCGACTATTTTGTTTACTTGGTTCGGGTCAATCTTTGGCTTAAATCCGTGTTTTAAATTGTGGGTGTCTTTTCCGTGCGTTGTAATAAAACAATAGTTACCAACTAGTTCGTAGTCTATAAACGCCGTTTGGTTAATTACCTTCACGTGTTTTAAGTCGCGTTCGACGTATGTTTTGAAAGACTGGTTAACGAAGTACGCAAAGTCGCCGCTATGGTTGTCGTTGCAAATGTTACGAACGTGAATAGTTTTGTAGAACGGCGCAAGGTATTGCAGTAACAAGGTCTTAAACTGAAAACCAACGTCAAACGCTTTTTGGTTGCTCATGTTTTGAGGCAACGCATGGCCGCCTCTAGTCGTTTGGGCATTGAACCCGTCTAAGTAGTCGCCGAGATCCAGAATATAAAGCGTGTCGCTGTTCTGTTTTTCTAGCGTGTAACTAATCATTTGTTCTAAGCGGTCGAATAGTATGTTTTCGTTCCATTCTGTGCCGTACATGCTGCGCCCTTTGTCGCTTGCGTCCATTCCTATATGTACGTCTGTAAATACTAGCTTGTCAAATAGGCCTTTGTGCGTTCGTTTTTTTGTAGGTTCTACAACTAGTTTCGGCGCGTCTTTAATTAGGGCATGAAAGTCTACGTTTTGAATGTCGAAGTCGTTACCAAAAGACGGATTTTTAAAGAATAAACTAGCGTCGTTTGTTTTTAACCAGCCGTGTTTTACGTCTTTGTCGTTTAGTCCTAGTTCGTTAGCCTTGTTTTTAATTGCTCTATATTGTTCTATTAATACAAGCTCGTCGGCCTTTAATCTTATTCTAGGTATCTTCATAAAACGGTTTTAGAAAACTTAAGTAGCCAGTTTGCAAGAAAGCCCATGCCAAACCCTATAATAAATAGCCACAAGTTAGCTTTTGTTTTCTTATTGCGTTCGGTTTTCCACTTAACGACCTCTACTTTTTCTAGCATTTTTATTGTGTCGCGCTTTAGTCTGTATTCTATTCGTGTTTCTAGTCGCGTTTTAGGCACAAAAGAACGCTTGTAACGCACTATTGTATCTTTTTTGTATATTACCCTTTCCCATGCAATAGAGTCTCTTAAAACGTACGGAATCGAGTCAACCGAAAGTATTGTAATTGTGTCTTCTACGGTGTCGCAGCGGTAACCTTTTTTAATCGCCTTATTTATATGGTAATTAACGCCGCAACTTGTCACAATGATTGCCAAAATAAGTGACAAAAATATAAGGCTATAAGCTGAAAGTTTTTTCATTTTATAAGGTTTTAAGCTAAAATTTCGAAGTGCATCCAGTCGTAGTTTTTGGCTCTACCTAAACTTAAGAATCCGTGTTTTTCAAAAATAGCAATCATTGGCGCGTATTCGGGGCGTGCAAAGCGCGCAGTCTTAGAAGTTTCTTTTAATGTATTACGTGCGGGGTCTAAATCTATGGCAATACCCCAAGCGTGACGCGACCATGACGAACCACCGCGCATTTTACGAAAGTTAAAACAACCCCCATAAAGGTCTATTCCTAGTTCGACAATACGTTGGTAGCCATACACCGCTAAAAGTTCGTTAAACACGCTTAAAAACGCATCTGCGACTAGCTTATGGCAACGCATCTTCGTAACTTTGGTGTCGATGTCCCAAGCTATGCGCATAGGGTACGGCAAATTGATGGTAGTTAGGTACGTTCCCCTTTCGTTAGGTTGTCCGTATTTCGCTAAGGCTTGGGCGGTTGTTATCATGTTACATTTTTAGAAATTATAAACCCCGCCAACGTTATCGACGGGGGGTTCTCGGTGTTCAATTGTGAGCAGTCGAGTGGGGTGCTTTTATTTTCTTATTCCATACGCTTAGACCTAACGACGTAGCCGAGTAAGTAAGCAAACCAATAAACACAAATTCTTGTGCTTTAAACGCAGTAACTAAAGGAACGAAAGCGTAAAAAACCGCAATCCAAAACGACGTAAAAGCGGATAGCCTTTTAATTGACCATTTGCCGCTAGGCCTTAAAGTTTCGTTTATTAGTTCTTTTATCATTTGGTAAGACTGCAAGTAATTGAACGGGTAAGTCTATTCGTGTTTTGGTTGCTTGTCTAAAGCTTTGAGTTTTGTAGCAGTCGTAAAGGGCCGTTTCGACCTTGTTAAGTCGGTTGTCCGTGTGCCATAACCATAGGCATAAAACACCCGTAACGCCGTACTTTTTTACTATGGTTACAAACTCAGTCATTAGAATACCATTATAGCGTTATTGTAGCCGTTGTCGTTGTAACGTTGGCCGCAACGTCCCCAGCAAGTACCTACGCAGTCGCAAGCTTCTATTTGTGGGCGCAAGTCCGTGTCTTTATTCGTTTGGCTAGTGAATTGCGGGTACAAATTTTTGTTAGCTAGTAGGTATTTAATCAAACGTTGTTCGTAGAAGCTGGCTTTTTGTGCGTAATGCTCCATTGAAAAGGCAACTTCAGCGCGGGAAACGCTACCAGAATAGTCCCCGAACTGCGTTTGAATACCTTTGTTTTTAAGTTGGTAAGACAAACCAAATACTGCGTCCTCAGCACTACGCCAAGCCACAACGGGTTGTATAAATTCTACCAACGTTTCTTCGTCGTTAGTCAAAGTCTGCGTATTATATGCATTCAAAAGGTACTTGTAGAACGTTGTACCTAGAATTGGTTGTACTCTTAAGTCCGATTGCGTAGCAATGTAAGGTGTTACGTCTGTTACGTCTACGTTTGCCGTAATTGGCGTGTTCGTCTTTAGGTAAGTTTCGGTTATAAAGTAAATCATTTCTTAAATGTTTGGGCGGGTTGTTGTGAAGCTACTACGTCGCCACCTTCGACGGGTGGTAAGCTTGCAAGTGCGCGGATTTCGTTCGGTGTCATGGTGTCCAAAACTTTAGTAGCTACAAGCGGGCTCATTGCGTTCAAGGCATCTTGTGTTTTACTTGCGTCGCCTTCAACTTCTACAATTGTTTCGTTAATTATTTGGAAATTCTTAATTGTAAAGTCAGCTTTAAGCCTAGAAATGTTTAATAGTTCCGTGAATATTTCGGTAACCATTTCGCGCAACGGAATAACTACGTTTTTTTCAAAGATTACGTAAGCTTGTTTAATGTCAGCGCCACCGCCTAAACTACCCGTTGTGCGTACACCCATTAATATAGGGTCAATTGTATGGGCAAAACAAATTTGTTCGGTGTTAAGCGTGCTAGCTTCTTGAAATAACTTGTCGTTTTGGTTTGTAGGTATGCTTTCGATTTTAGGCAATTGATCGGCTGAGTTGGCAAAGAATGCCACGCCTTTACCCGCGTTGGCCGCGCCTTTCATTCTGTCGATTGTGTCGCGTAGTACCTTCTTTTCTTCTTCGCTTTGCGGACGCTTAGGGAACATCATGGCAAAAGCGGGGAAAATACTATTTTGAATGTTCGACTTTGCGAAGTAACTAAGTTCACCCGACAAAAAGGCGAAGTTTAAAGCACTTGAATACTGCGGTAATGAGTAATAATCTTGTCCAATGCTAGGTAATTCGTAGCTATAAAGCTGGCATCTGTCCGTGTTAAGCGGGTGGTATGGTTTTACTTGTTCTACGTCAATACGGCTAGCCCAGTCGTCGCACAAATAGTAACAAGTTTTAGTGTTGTTTATACGGACTTTTTCAGGGCTTACGTTTTCTATTCTGTGTAGCTTGTTTTTGTCGTCAAAATGCAACTTAAAGTAAACGCGGTTGTGCATTACAAGTTGTTTTGTAACGGCTTTAACCGACTTGGCTAGGCGCATTTTCTTTTCCCAAGTGTAAATGTCTAGGAGTTCTTGCGGTGTAAGCTTGTCCGTTTTTAATTCGTAACCCGCGCCAATAGCTGCGTTTACTTTAAAGTCTACAATTGCCCCATGTAAAGGCGACGTGTAGTAAAGTTGGTTTAAAGTTTCGGGAAATAGGTTGTCTGATCCAAACGGCACATAGCCTGCCACCTGGTAACGTCCATTAACGTAAGGAAGCGACAAGTCACCGCGTCCGATTTTACCGAAAGGAGTTGAAAAGCTTTGATAGCCTTCTATTACTTCGGGTTTTTGTTGTTTGAATCTGTCGAAAATTCCCATTTTATTAGTCGTATATGCTAGAAGTAGAACCGCCCGCAACAACTAAGCGCCCTTCTTCTATTAAATTAAGTCCGTTTGTATTCGTGTTTTCGTCTACTATTATTTCTTCGTCGCTTTCGTAAACTGAATAAGTGTATTGACCGCGCGTTAGTTCGAGGTCTACACCTTCTTCTAAAGTAAAAAGGTTGTATCTAGTCGGAAAGTTTGACGTGTCAACACCCGACCACAAAACGGGTTCGGTTGCCGTGTTAAATTCGCCCTCAAAGACGAATAAATAAAAAGGGTCTACCAACGTCGTTACTTCGCTTAAAGTAAGCGCAAACGTGTTTATTTCGCCTTTTTCAATGTAAATCATAACAATATTAAAATTCGTTTGAGACTTGTTCAAACAGAAAACCCCCTACAATGAGGGGGCTAACTATGTTTGGTAAGGAAAATTTACACTAATAAACCTGGCACAATTGCCGCGTCTACTTCGTATGCAAGGGTTTCGTTTTCCGCAAGAAGTGTAAGGCTGTATTTACTGCCATCTGCACGGGCCACACCTGAACCTTCGCCGTAAGCGCTAACTTGCAAGAATGGGAAATACCAAAATTTGCCGTTTGCGTCACCTACAACCGCTGTTAAGTATTGTTGACCAGCGCCAAGAACTTTAATAGCCTTAGACTTTTCTTGGTCGCGTCGGTGAAACATTAGGTTAATAGTTTGAGTAACGTAAGAAGACCCATTGACTAAGTCGATAGTTCCGTCTTCGGTAAAGCTACCCGTATTGCGTTTAAACTCCATCGCAACAAAAGGCGAAGTGTAGTTAATGTCGGTTACTTCCCAGTTCGTGCCCGTTTCGTTGGTAGTAATTCCCGTAATGTTGTCCTGTTGGTTAATTAGTAGGGTATAAATTCCCCCGCTATTTGAATCACACCCCTTTAGGATCTCTAATAATGTACTGCATGCCATGATTTCGAATATTTTTTTGTTATAAAAAAGGGCGGCGTTTTATGGCCGCCCCGTATATTTTAATTGATGGTTAACGACTAGTCGAAACAAACGTTGTAAACAACAATTTGTGAAGGGTTCGTGTAGTGGAAACCAGCTTTCAAGTTCGCACGTGTACGAATGTAAGGCTCAGCAACTGAATCAGAAAGGTTAACCGCTTTCAATGCTTTAGCGTCGCCCTCTGCGTCAAACGCGTAGATAAGGTCTGTTTTCAATGCAAGAACCATTGTGTTAACTGGTGCGCCTTCTGCAAGAACAATTTTGATACCTAAGAAAGTAGGTGCAAGTGGTGCAGTAACGTAAGTCAAAGTGTTACCAGTAGCGGCAGCAATTTGGTAGTTTACGAATACGTCGCTAGAAACGAACAAACGAAGGTCAGCGCGTTTAGCTTGAACCGCAGCGGGTGAAGCTTGAAGAACCGCAGTCATTTGTGCAAGTACGTTTGAGCTAGTAATAGCACCAGCGTAAAGGCCGTTAACGTCTGCGTCAGCACACAATTTTTTAAGGTAGCCGTCACACAAAGAAAGAACAGGGTCAGTGCTTTCTGTGTCACCTTGCCAACGAATAAGCTCTAAGTCGTTACCGATACGTCCTGCCATTTCGTTCCAATAGTAAGCCATGAAAGAAGGCACGCTAAAATCGCCGTTTGAACCTTGTGACATTTGCAAAGCCAAGAAAGATTGCTCTAAGTCGAACTGACAAATTTGGCTCATTGCTGAAAGCGCACAAACGTCGATGTCTACTGCGTCGAGGTTGTCAGTAGGGGCAGTAAAGTTACAAGTCGATGCAGCCAAAAGGTTGCCGAAAGTAACGTTAGCCAATTTAGTAGCTGACTTAATACCAGGAAGCGTGCGGTAGTTGTCCGCGATGTCTTCGGTTAAGTAAGCTTTTGAGTAGAACTCGTCTGGGTTAGGACATAACAACGCGTTTGTTTCTACGTCCAAGTCAAATTTAAGATTTCTCATTTTTTGTTTGGTTTTTATTTTGTTTTTATTTGTTTACTTGTTTGATGCACGAAACATTTTGAACTTGTCAAAAGCCGACATTTTTGTGTCTTTAGCCATTTCGATTTCTTCTTCTTCTTTGATTACGCCTAATTCTTCAATTTGGTTTTTTAGGTCTGCAATCATTCCGATTAAAGCGCGTTCGCGTTCTTCGATAAAAGGAGTAACAATAGCTAAGATAGCTTCGGCGTCTGCTGTTGGGTCTACTGCCATTTCAGTAGCTACTTCTTCTACTACTACTTCTTCTTCGGTTACGCTTGTGTCTTCCATAGCTACTTCTTCGGTAACTTCTTCTGTTACTTCGGCCATTTCGACTTCTTCTTTTTCTACTTCTTTGATTTCGATTACTTCGCCGTCTTTGACTACGTAAATCTTACCTTCAATAAGGTGTTCTCCGTCTGGGAAATTCATATTATTTTGTTTTAAGTGTTTACTTAATTTCATTCCCAAAAAGCCTTCGATTGAAAAACCTACTTGTTCGTCTTCTACTAGCTTATTGTAATAGTCTACGTCGGTAATTTGTGCCGTAAGCATTAAAGTGCCTTTCGGTACTTCGATGCCATAGGTTGTAAGCGCTTTGTCTTGGGTTGGGTTTTCAACAATCCACGCTTCTAAAATGTAAGCGGGAACTTCTTTACTTTGGTCATGCTCTAAGTTGAAGACGTTTCTATTAGAAAGGTCCTTCATGAACTTAACGTAAATTTGTTCTATGGTTTGTTCGTCGAATTGTACGTAATATTCGCCTTCGTCGTCGCGTCTGTAAATTTCCATAGGGATCATTGCGGGCGCAGTAACGCGATATTTTAAACTATCGGAAAAGAAACGCTTTGCAACGTTTTCAAAAGCTAACCCGCGCACTTTTATAGCGGGGTTTGATGTGAAGGCAATTTGTTCGATGCCTAAGTCTTCGCCGTCTGAGTATTCAGGGTCGATAGTTATTTTGTAAATGGGTAAGTCATTAACCATAACCATATTAAAAAACCCTTATATTTGTTCAAAAAAATTATGGTAACAATTTGTAACAAAGACATTCCGAACGAGTTAAACGAGCTAACCATTCAGCAGTTTGAAGACATTACGGCTATTCACTCAAACGAAAAGCTAGACAACGTCGAAAAGCATCTAGAAGTTTTTAAGTACATGGGTGTTCAAGAAGTTGAAGACATGGAATTCGAAGATTTTAAAGAAGCAATCCGTCTTTTTAACACGGCTAAAGCGCCCGAAGGTATTTTATTAAAACGTTTTGAAGCGGACGGGTACACTTACCAAGCCTACGAAACCGAATTTAAACTAACGGCTAAAGACACAAAGCATATTGAAAAGATTTTAGCGCATAAGCACAAAGGGTTTGTTTCCGAAGCTATTGCCGTTATTTTTAAAAGAACGGACCTAAGCAAAACAGAACACTACACCGACGCGCATATCAAACTAAAAGCTAAAATTATTCGTGAAATGCCTGCCGAAGTTGCCGTGCCTTACCTAGTAGCCATTGCCGAAACAATTAACAAACAAGTTCAGTCTTTAAATGAAAGTTCCGAAGGGGTGGCATGAAGTTAAGTTGTACCAATTTAAGGAACTTCGCGAACTCAAAGACGCCGAGGGTTTTTTCAATACACAACTAGAAACGCTTGCAATACTTTTAGACCTACCTACCGAAGACCTAGAAGAACTTTCACTAGAAGAAATAGGCGAACTATTCAAGTCGGCTAAATGGGTTCTCAGCGAGCCTAAAAAGGGCCATGCAAGCGAAGTAATTATAGACGGCGACACGTACATTTTAAAGCCGTTTAAGAAGCTAACACTAGACGAGTTTATAGACCTTAACTTTTTCTTGTCAAATGATTACTTAAAGCACATTTCGCATATTGTTTCCGTGTTTTATAGGCGTATCAATACCGACAACTGGGGTAATATTGAATTTGAACCCTATGTATTTAACCCGTTCGACGTTTACGACAAGTTCGACGACCTTAAAATCACCCAAGTTTACGGGCTTATTCCTGAATTCTTAAAGTGGCGCGAAGACTTTTTAAAGAAATACGAAAACTTGTTTAACGAAGACGACGAAGACGACGACGAAGCCTTAGACATTAAAGACTTTGATAGCCTCGAAGATTATAAGCAAAGTTTAAAGGCCCAAGAACAAGCCAAGAAGTCTAAAAAATGGGGGTGGGAATCTTTATTGTTTGACCTTTGCGAAGGTGACCTAACAAAAATAAAGGCAGTCGGTGAACTGCCCTTAATTTTCGTTTTTAATATGCTAAGTATGCGTAAGGAAATGGGCTACTTAGAAACCCCTAAAGGTTAACGCAGCGTCAAACTCCCCGCCAATTGGCGCGAACGTGTAGACAATACCTTTCTTTTGACCTAGAATATTAGCCACTTGTAAAATTGGGTAGCGTTGTGCCATCCATTCGGTATACTGCTGGTATATTTCGGCGGTCGTTCCGTTGGCGTTTAGTTCTTCGGTAAGCTTAGCGCATAAGTCAAAAGCTGCCATGTTTACAGTACCATTGTTTAAGAACCCGAAGTAGTACATTGCTAGAATTTGTATTTCTAATTCACCTAGCGCGGGTATTTGGGCGTTAATACGAATAGAGTCGTAAAGCGCCCCCGTGTCGATTAGGGCCTCGGACGCAATAACACGCTTCAAAGTCTTTGCGATTTTGTTACGTGTTTTGTACTTAATATTAAATATGCCGTTATTCTTGTACGCCATTTTCTTTCTGTTCTTCGGCTAATTTCTGCAAATACTGCAATAAAGGCAATCCGTATTTTACGGGCATTTCTTGAATGTAGGCCTCTAGTTCTTTCACATTCTCTTCAGTGAGCTGAATCATAATCTTAAATTAAAGTTACGCCAATAGCGGCAGCAACGCACTCGTTAACGTAGTTGTTGTCAGTTCCCCAAGCTGCGAATTCTTCCTCAGTCAAAGTGTAGTTACCTTGCGAAAGTTGTAGTCCGTCTTCAGTTAGGAGCTGCCAATACGTTGTGCAAGTGGTTGCCTCAGTTGTAAAGTTAAGAACTAAAACGGACATTTGCGTTGCCGTTCCTGCGTTAAGTGGGTATACAATTGGTTCAATTGCTACTCCTTGTGTTGGTTGTGTTTTCATATTTTTATTTTAAAGTGATACCCAAATTGTGCCGTTGAAAAAGTGCGGCAAGTTTAATGTTGTGTCGTATACCATAAGCCCTGCCGCAGGCGATGCAATGGCGTTGCGTTGTGTTGTGGTCATTCTTGGGGGAAGGAAGCCTTTTGTAGTGCTATCTGCTTGTAGAATTGCTGAGGCGTTTAATGAAGCTCCTACCGATAATCCCGCTCCGAAAGTGTCGTCAGCATTTTTGATTTCTATGTTGTTAGAAGCACGTTTAATCGATGGAAAAGCAGATGTTGTCCCTCCTAATTGTAATCTATTGAAATCACTAGCAGTGCTGTCGCATATCCTTAAGATTCCATTAGCTGTATTTCTTATTTGGTTTCCGCCACTCCAAAAAACTACAGTATTCACTAAATTTAAATCTTGATTGCACGAAAGTTGTCCACGGAAAATAGCAGTCCCGTTAACGTCAAGTTTATAGCCTGCGTCTGTGGTGGTGTTTATTAGGACGTTGCCCGTGTTGGCTATTTGTAATCTTGATGTTCCACCCGTTGCAATTCCAATTATGTTTACTCCGTCTTGATATAGTCCCGCACTTGAATTTCCCGAAAAAGAATAAGAAGGAAATGATGCTCCACTTGCCGTACTATAAGACCTTATAAACGCTGCGATGTCTCTTGCAATCCTTACATCTGCATTGTCGTCAACTCTAAACGAAAGGCTACCCGCACTATTAACAACTTGAAAAGATGTTGTTGCACTTGTAGTTCCCGTACCTCTCACCCTCGCAGTCCCATTGACGTCTAAACGGAAGCCTGCATCGGTGAAAGTTCCTCCGTTTTGTAGTAGTAGGTTTCCCGTACTAAACATCCTCATTTGAGGTGTTCTAGCTGGTGTTCCATTACCAATACTCCAAACATAATTTGATTGAGTAAAAAATTCAAATTGATATGCACCTCCAACTAAAGAATAACCTAATCCTGCTGATGAAGAACCATTGCCACCTCCATCAAATATTAATAATTTTGCGTTATTTATATTACCAAGACCATTTGTTCCGTAAGACGCACCAAGTGAAATTAATGCAGGATTTGCAAAGCCTAATTGATTACTTCTATCACCAATTGCAATTGCTATGCCCGTGTTTTGAGATGTTCTAATTGAGTGATTTAATACCCCCGTAAATGCTCCATTTGTAAAGGTAGGCTGGATATCTAATGCCGCAAGAACATCATTGTTTGCTGAGGCTACTAAAGTGTTATTTAAAAAATTACCTCTACCAATAGCAGCTGAAGCGGTAACCGAACCAACTGAATGAATGATTGCTGAAGGCGTACTCGTACCAATCCCCAAGCGGTTGTTCGTTGAGTCCCAAAATAAAGACGAACTCTGCTGCAACACATTCCCCGTACCTTGAAACAATACACGTCCTATTGTACCCGAAGCAATCGGTGTAGTGCCGACTGTTAAGCCTGTGGGCGGTAGCGGTATTGCGTCGATGAGTTCTTGACCAGTAATTGACTTAGTAACGTAAGAACCCGCTTCTAAGGTTGACACTTCTATTAAATCGGTAGCCGCTAAGTCTGCCCCTTTAGGGGTCATTTGGCTTATTTTCTGCGTTAGGTTCATAACAATATTACAATTAATTTGGAACTTGTTTAAGCGGTACGGCGCAGTCTGTCCAGTTGTTTACGGCGTAGGTTGCGGTCATTACCCAACCCGCTGCATAGTCTAGTAAGTCGTTGTTTAACGGCTCAAAAGTAGGGACGTCGACAAGGTCAAAAGCGTAGTTGTCCGAGTTTATGAAGTACGTATACAAGTCGTATAAAATCTGTTGGCAGTCGCTTAGAATTACGTTAATGTTCGCGCGGTCTTTTTGGATTATATCGAAACAATAGATTTCTAGGACAAAGTCGTTTGTGTTTTCGGTGGCCAACGCCGTAACGGGTACAATGTAAACAATAGGATATTTTTCGTCTTTAGTGGCGAAGTTAAACATTTGTTCTTTGAAGTCCGACCCTACCTTTTTTACTTGAATATGGTTGTCGTAAAACGTTGTTATTTCGTTTATAAGTGCTTGGTAACTTGTCATAATTCCGAACCTTGTTTTATTTTATTGATTTTCGTTTGAGTGTTTGTTATGTCCGTTTCGCTTACAACCGCTTGAACCACAAAACTAGGTGTAGCGTTTGCGCTTTTAGTTTGTCCCGCCGTGTTTAAGTTGTTGCCTTGACCGAACAAGTTTATTTGCGGCACTAAAGCCGCAGCACTTGCGCCACTAGACGTACCACCGCCGCCACCGCCACCGCCCGAAACGTTCCCGCTTGGGTTGCTAAGTAGTTGCTTAGCCTTAACCATATTGGTGGTAATTTGTAAGATACCGCTAGCAAATTGAGCAATACCCGCAGCACCTGCCGTTACCCCGTTAAATGGGTTTGAATTAGCCGCAGCAACCAAAGCCGAAATAGCCTTAGCCGTGTCGATACCAATTTGCACCAACGCGCTGGCTTTGTTTATTTGTTCGAGTTTCTTTTGGTCTTTTATTACGAGACTTGAAAGGTTTAGTAAGCTTTGTGCAGCATCCCCCGCCGCTTGTATCTTGGCGTCACGTACTTGCTTTTCCGCTTCGATTTTAGCTAGTTGCGCTTGTCGTTCGGCTTCGTCGTACTTCTTATTTATTTCGGCTTCTTTGGCGCGTTGTTCTTCGACTAAGTTAGCCGCGTCTAGGCCGTAACGCTCCGCTTCAGCTATTAAGTTTTCGTAGTGGTATTTGTTTGTTTCGAGTTCGCGTTGTTGCTCAGTTAAACCAGCTTGGTAAATCTGTTCTTGTATTTCTTCTTCTTTAGCGGCTTCAGCTTCGTAAAACGCTTTAATGCCTTTGGCTATATCTTCTTGGCGTTTCTTTTCGGCGTCGGCTTGTACCTTAGCAGCTTTTTCTAATTCGGCGGTCTTTTGGCTTTCATAAAGGGCCGTAAGTCTTACTTTTTCTTTACCCGTTAAGGTTTCGTTTTTCTTTACGTCTTCGATTAGTCGGCGATACTTTTCGTTTGTCGCGGCTATTTCGCGTTCGGTTTCGTCGGCAATCAAACTTATTTCGATGTCCTTAATTGTACGCTCGGCGTCTAGTCGGTTCTTAGCGTATTCCTTAGCCTTTTCCTTTCTCTTGTCCGCGTTTTCTTTGTCCTTTGCAGCTTGTTCGGCGGCGTCGTTTATTTGTATTAGCTTTCGTTCTTTGCTGCCGTCCGAAAGTATTTTCTTTTCAGCCTCCATTTGTTCGCGTAATTTCTTACGGCGTTCCAGGTTGTCTTTAGAAGCAATCTTTTGAAGTGCGGCGTATTCCTTTTGTGCGTTCTTATAGCGTCCTTCGGCTTCTTTGCTTATGGCTTTCGACTTGGCTATTTCTAAATCGGTGGTATCTTTACCCGCTGCCTTTGCTTTGGCTATTTCTATGTCGTAAGAGTCGCTTATTTTCTCGGCTCGTTTCTTTGAACTTTCGGCGGCCTTGTCGTTGGCCTTACCGATTTTAACGGCGTTTTCTTCGGCGGCAAAATTGCTTAGTCCTATTTCGTCTGTAAATCTCTTAAACGCGTCAATTAAAGCGTTAATGGGTGTCATTAAAACATTAAATGCTTTTTCTAAAAGTCCCATTTTAGACAAGAACACACCGATGCCCACTACAATAGCGGTAATAACTCCGACTAGCAAAAAGATTGGATTTGCGAGTATTTGCATACCGAGTTTAACAAAAGCCCCGCCGAGTGTTTTAATAGTGCCTGTAATGCCCTTAATTGCTCCCGAAACGTCGGCTTTACTAATCTTACCCAAGTTGTTCGCGAAGACTTGCGACTTTTCCGCAGCGCCCTCGAAGTCTAGGCTAGCTAGGTCGCCTCGTATTGCACCAAATGAATTGGAAATACTTTCGAATTTTGAACCCGCCGTAAAGACGGCTACTTGTTCGTTCGCGTCTTTTATTTTATCCGCAACCTCACCCGCTCTTTTTGCGAGCATTTCCATTTGTGCGGGGTCAGTAGCTGCGGCGATTTGCGCTTTTAACTGCCTTAACTCGGCTTTCATTGAGCCGACACCCGTAAGTTTTAAAGGTATTGTAACTTCATTCATAACAATATTACTTTTAGTAGGTGCGAATTTCTAGGGTTGTGTTATTTAGTATGCTGTCGTCGTGTTGGTGGTTCTGGGTGTTGGTAGTTTGAACTACAATATTCCCGTCCGTGTTTATGTAGGCATTTGTTAAGTGGTCATGTTCTACGTTATTAATCATAACGAAAGTGTACAACGGGTCGAAAGGGCTTGTCGGCGTTCCTAGATATTTGCCTTTTAACGTTCGTGTCCATGTTACTAGGCCTATGTTATTGCTTAGTTCTATGGCCGTAGGTGCTGCCGTTCCTACTTGGGTAAGGTTAGCAACGTAGCTTAAATTTTGTACTGGTAGGCCGTTTATTCTAGGTGTTATAATTCCGTCTTCGTTTAGTGTTTGTCCGTCGCCAATTACAATACCTCGAACGCCTTGCGCGATTGTGTTACCGCGTCCGTAAACCGCTACTTGCGCGCCTTCAAGAATTACGTTACCCGAAATAGTCGACGACCTAAGAACGGAATTTAATGCGGCCTCAGTCGTTGGGCTAGGTGTAGGGTTGCCCGTGTTTGTAATGAACGGCGCTAATTCTAGTTCGCTATCGACGCTTATAAGTTCGACCTTTGTAAGTCCGTCCGTGTTTGCGTTGTAGTCAATTACGCGGTTAATATTCCACCATGAATTGTCGATGCGGATTTTGTCGTTAAGCTTTAGGCCGTGTATGTCGTTTTCTTTTAAGTAGAAAAACGCCGTTAACATTTTACCATCATTAATTTGATTAATGGTTCGACGCCAATACATATTGTAAAGCGTGTTGTTAGTTAACGTTTGAGGGTTATAATAATAAAAGTCGCACGTTCCGAAGTTAATGTCGAAGCTAGGTGTTAGCGCGTTGTCAAAATGGGTAATAGCTGGGTAAGTAGTTACCCCGTAAGTACCCGTTAAGCCCCCGTCGATTATGTCGTAAGACCCACAAGGTTGTTCGCCCCCGTCGTAAAGTATTCTTATGTTCGTCTTCGGGGCTTGTCCGTCAATCATTGGCACAACCGCACCAAATGTAGTTTGGGCTATTGGCGTAGGGCTAAAGATTAGTTCCTTCGTGTCTACGTCTTTAACGTACTCCGAATTAAAAATGTATTCCTGTTGCCCGTATATTTCGCGGGTAGCGTCAAAATACAAAGTGTTCGGGCTATCCGTATCTTGTTTGTAGGTTAAGATTAAGCGCTTATTTGAAACGTCGGGTAAGAACTCCAAATTTTGTTCTCGGTCTTTGGCTAGTTTGTAAGTCCAGTCGCGCTCAGTTCCGTTGTCGTAATATTCGTCGCGGTGTGTTAAGATTAGATTGTTCGGTGCGCTAGGGTCTACGTCAATGAATAGGTTGTACATTTGAAAAATAGACTTCACAAAGTCGCTTTGCTTAATCTTTTGCGGTACGTATTGGTTCATTGTTAAGAACCCGCCAATAGGTTGCGTGTTGCTATTGGGTAGTATTTCCAAGCGTAAGTCTAGGACGTCGACATTTATGTCAACTTGGGCAGGTACACCCGCAGCAGTTCGCCAAGAAATTAACGCACCCGAAGCGGTACTAGACAAAACACCGACGGCCATTGTTAAAATATCGGACGTGTTTATGTAGCCGCTAGGGCTAGTTATAACAACGTTTGCGTAAGTTCCATAAGTAGTAACCCCACTAGGTATGTAGTCGTCTATTACAACGGGTGTAAGTTGCCCTATTGTTCCTGTTTGGGTAGGCGACAAAGCTTTAACAAAAGGCGTAAAACTTCGGCTTACTGGAAAGTAACCAACTTGCGAAGACGAAAAAGGACGGGCCGCGCTAGCACTTTGGTTGTCAAATATTAAGTCGTATTGTATTGTAACTTTAAATTCGTAAGACTGCGACGCGGCGGGGTCGGTGTTTGTTGGTGCTGAGTATTCACCCGTCACGGGGTCGAATAAGTTTTGAGGGTCTAGTAATTCGGTGAAGCCGTCTATTGTTTCTTGAAACTGCGCAAACGTTCCATTTGTTGGTTGGGTGTTTGTTGTTAGCCATTCAGCTCTAGCCTCTACTTTGTAGTCGTTCCAGTCTATTTGGTTTTCGTCGCCGTTGTAAGGAATTAGCAACTTGTCAAACCTAGCATTTTGTAAGTCCGTCCACGTGTAGGTAAAACCTGCATTCGCAAAAATGCGGTCGAAATAAGTCTTGGCGTAAATAGCGGGCTTAATTTGTCGAACGTTGTAAAGGTTATCCGTGTCGTAAGGTAAAACGTATTTATACCCGTTGGCCTGCGTAAAACTAAAGCTGCCAATTATTGCGCTAGAGTTACTAAAATGGTTTAGGTCGCTAAAGTCTAGGTCGGTAAGTTCGGCGTTAGTTATGGCCGTGAATAGTTCCGCCTTCGTGTCTTTTATTAACACCTCGTAGTTAACTATTTGTTCGTGCGCGTCCGTAAGTTGCGACTTGTTTACGGCAATGAGTTGTAAGACGGCGTTGTCTAGAATTACCACGTCGTTTTGTGTGACTTGGCAATAGGTCAACTTTGAAATATCAAACGTTCCCGCGCTTATATTGACGTCGTAGTAATGATTTAAAAGCTGGTTGTTGTTGTCCGTTCCCGCTAGCACAATAGTCTTTGAAAACGTCCCCGTGCGTTTTGTTATGTCGCGTATTTCACCAACGGAAAATGTAAGGGGAAAGCTAACGTCTTGGCGCACGTCAAGTACGCCTGTACTTAAAATAATCTTAACCATTTATTGCGTCGTTATTTGCTAGCTTGACAACTAGGCTTTGTTTAATTAAGTTCTTGTTTCGTTGTTTGAACACTTCGTAACTATTTGTTGTAAGAATTACGGGTAGGTAGTTCGTGCTTTCGGGTACGCGAACGGGGCAACCATTTTCGTCTATTACTGGTATTCCGTCTTCTGTTGTTAGGTAGGTGACAAGCTTAAAGAATACTTGCGGGCTAGTTACTAGTTCTTCGAAGTAAGTAGCCATTTCTTGGGTCATCCAGTTAGAATTTAATTCTAGCGTCTTTACGACGTTTATATTAAACGTGCTGAAGCCAAATTCTTCGTAATTGTAATTCCATTCGCCGCCGCTTACGTAGCCTTGTACGTCTTTGTTGTAATCGTCGCGTTGCACTTCGCCACGTTCGTAGCTTTTTAATTGAAATGCAAAGCTAGACCACGACCCCATGCGGTCAAGAAAGCACAAATGGTACTCATTGATTTGTACGCGTCGGTCTAAATTCACTCGGTACTTAACGGATTTCTGGCCGCCGTCGTCGTACCAAAAGTCATAGTATTTAGTCGTTGGCGTAATTAGGTTGCCCGTACCTACCAATACCCCGTAATTGTTCGGACCTACTGCGACACCTTCGATAGTTGAGTTGTTGGTAAGGAACTTATAAAACAAGTCGCCGTTGTCGTTTTCAAAGACTATCTTTTTACCTATGCGACCCCTTATGTTTAACCAAAGGTCCTGGCCTAAGGTTGCGTAAAATTCCGTTTGCGGTTGGTTGGTTACCCAAAGCTTTGTAACGCCGTTAGGGTTGTACGTGTTTTCGTCGTATGTCGGAAATTCAATAAAGCGTCTAGCCCCGTTAAAAACGCGTTTAACGTCAAAGGTGGTAACGTCGTAAGTTACTATTTTGCGGTTGTCAGCATAGACGACCGACCCGTTAATGTTTGCGTCTGTTACGCTTGACCATGCCACCCCGACTTCGAACCATGAGCCGCTAGCATTTGTAACGGAATGTAACCCTTCGAGCAATGGGTTAGCCGCGCCGCCGTCGTCTTGGGTTATGTTTATTTGGTCACCAATTGCGAAAGTATTTGTGACATTCACGCGCACGAATCCGCCCGAGTTTGTAAGCGCTGAGGTGTAATTGAATTGCGCTAAATATTCTTCGCCCGTCTTTACTTGAAAATTGTAGTAAGAATTTACGGCGTCGTAGTCCGTTGTTACCAAAGGTTGAAAATCCCAGCTAACGTATGAACTTAGGAACTTCGAAAGGTCAAGTTCGCCGTAACCCGTTCCATAGGTTGGTAGTACGTTAAAGCGTCCGATTAGGGTCGCGCCGTTGTATACGTCAAAAATGTACTTGAAGCCGTCTAGGTTCTTGTTAGTTGAGTCGACTATAAACTTTACAGGGTTGTAAGCGGGTGTAAAGCTTTGGGGTTGTGCTATTATTGTTTGTGCCATAACTATATTAATTTGCGCCCGTCTTTAATTAGAAAGCAAAGTAGGCGTCGTCGGTAAAGTATTGTTCTTTTATGTAGGTCGTTGCGTAACGTGTCGCGTCCATTGCGTCGTCGTAAAGCTTCACGGGTTCGTCTAGAATTTGGTCGCCTACCTTTTTCCATTTGTAATTCTGGTATTCCTTTTTGAGGTGTTCGTTTTCCAAACAAAATACGCCGAACGTTTTAATGTTGTCGATGCCTTTCTTAACCGACTTGTTCGCGTTCAAAACATTGTAACCCGCGTTGTTCATTTCGGCAATGATTTCGGGCCGTGCGTAGTCGGCTATTATTTCCGTTTCCTTTTCGATGTTTAGGTCAGCGAGGCGGTCGATTAGGTTCGAGGTGGTAAGGTAGCTTTCGTATATTACGGGTTCAATGAAAATGTCTTTTTCGTGCCAATAGACGCGAACTAACGCCGTCGGGTGGTTATACCCAAAATCGCATCCGTATACAAATTCCGTAAAGCGTGAAGGCCTGTGAAGTGCAAATGTCCAGTTTGAGTAAATGTTGCTTTTACTTATGGCCTTTTCCCCTAGCGCGTAGATTTGGTAAAGCGCTTCGTCGGTTCGTTTGAGGTCTTCTATTTGGCGTTTGATTGAGTCGGGTAAAAACGGGTTATCGCGGTATGTGCTTTTGATTAGGACGCTTTCGTTTTTTGGTAGGTCGTAAAGCCAACTTGTCGAGTCGCTGGGGTTGTAATCAAAAATTAGCTTTGTTTCGGTACGCATGTTTAATTGCGTGAAGTCGTCGTAAAACAACTCGTTGGCCTCATTACACCATGCTAGGTTACGTTTGCGGCCTCGAATCTTTTGTTCGTCGTCAACACTAAAGAACTCCACCATTGAGCCGTTAGGGAACGTGTATATGTGTTCGCTCATGTTATGGCTAGCCTTGTCGTAAATTCCCGACTCTTTAAGCACTTCGAAAAAGTCGCGCATTGCGGTTGCCCTAAGTGCTGGGAACGTCTTACGAATAATCGAAACGACCACGCCTTTGTTCTGTAGGCAATAGACTAGAATAAGCTGGCAAAGCGAGTAGGTCTTACTTGAACGCGAACCCCCTTCGTTAATGATAAAACGCGCCTCGTTATTGTAAAGCGCGTCGTAGTTACGTTCAAAGACTATTGTACTCTTTAGTTCCATGTTACTCTAGTTCTTTGGTGTCGGGTCTAATAATGCTTATTTTGATTTCGTTTATGTTTTCGCCGTTACTTGTTACGTCCGTCTTTTCGGTTAACGCATTTAGTCGGGCTACGATATTCTGTTGGTACTGCCCAACGAGCGCCCCTTCGACTTGGTCGTTTCGGATTTCTTCTTTAATACGCGTAACGATGCTAATAAATGTGTCGAACACCCCCCCGACGTTGTACCAATAATTATTTATTTCTTGGCCTTGTTTATTGCAATACGTTTTAAAGCCGTCAATTGTAAGGGGTGGCACGTGTTCTTCGTACAATACTCCTTTATTTGTTGCTTTGGGTACTTTACGGGTTCGGCTCTTTGTTTCTATTACGTAGTTTTCGAATAGGGTGTAAAGTTCTTCTGGTTCTTTTAAGTGTCTAGGCCTTCCTGCCATTGTTCGTGTTTTTAAAGTGGTCTAAAAAGTCGTCTTCGCTTACAAACTCAATACAAAGTAAGCCTTCTTGGTCTGTCAAGTACAAAACGTAATGCACCCCGTCACGTTCTAGCTGGTCTTGTATTGCTGAACAATAAGCGGCCATGTTTTTACCCATGTCAACTATTGCGTATTTCATTTTTTAAGACTTTTCACGTAAGCGGTCATTGCTTCGCGGGCGTGTGTTTCCCAAACTCGGTTACAAACGGCGTAACGCTGGCTTTCGTCAGGGAATGCGCCTACACTTTCTTCGTCACTCATGCAACGCTGAATAAAAGTGTCTTTCTTTTCTCCTTTAATTGGCTGAGGCATTTGTTTTACGTTTACGTGTTTTTGTAGCGGGTTTCTTGCGTGCTGGCTTCGGTTCGACTGCCTGAGGTTCTGCGACTGCATCCGACTCCTTAACTTCTTGGTCTATTCCTGTGTAGGAAATAGTCGATTTCTCGAATAAATAGCCTAGTCCGATAGTATTATAGTAGCTAAAACGCTTCGGGTCTATCTTGTCGACCTCGACTTTGCGTTGCCCTAGTACTGAATCGTAGGTAATTATTGTCTTACCTTTGTATTCTTCTTTAATTTTCATCTTGTTTCGTGTTTAGTTCTTCGTCTAGACGGCCTAAAATAAGCGCAACTGCGCCAACCCCTAGAACTTTTAAGTACATTGTGTCACCTTCGTAGGCTAAAGCTATGCCAGCTGCTAAAAAAGACAGGGTAGCGACTACATAAAGCAGTTTATAGGTGTTCATAACTATATTGAATTTTTTTTATTTTCTGTTTTAAGTCCCTAATCATGTAATGAGCAGACGTACGGCTTACGTTAAAGTAGTCGGCCATAGCTTCAGCGGTCTGTTTCTTTAGGTCGAAGTAGACTTTTGCTATTTGCTTTTCTACGGGGTTCGTTATTTCGTCGCGGTATTTCTGAATGCACCACATTTTGAAGTTAAATTCGTTTTCAAAACGTATCTTTTCGAGTACTTCGTCGTCTTCGGGTTCGTCTATTAGGTCTGGGTACTGACTATTTATGTCGTCTTGTTTGTGGCTTAAAGACGTGTTCCAAATAATTTGATATTTAATTGTGTTTAGTAGGTAGCTTTTTACGCTATTTTCGTCCGTCTTTGCGTCGGGAATAGTCAAAACGTGCAAATAGGCGTTGTTTATACAGGTGTCAGCGTTCAGCATCGAACAGACTAGCTTCTTACTATTGACATAACGAGTCAGAAAGTAATTAGCGTATGCCCTTACTTCTTCGTAATTCTCGCTTACGTATCTGTCAAGCGTTCGCTTCAAACCATTGTAAGAACTCATTGTAAAATTTTGTTCGTTCCTGAGGGGCGCACAAACAACGGCGGTCGTATTGCCCTGTCACCCTGTTTTTAATCGTTTGCAACTTGCGTAAGTGCATTTTACTAAGCCTTTGAGGGTTCAAGTTGGCTAGTATTCCGTTTATTTCTAGTAATTCAGCCTCGCTAAACATAAGTCAACAACGTAAGAACATAAAGAAACAAGGCACGCGGTAAGAAATTCACCGCTTAACGCCCACGTAGTCCAGAACCCCATGCACTTAGGACAACCAAACGCATTGTGTAAATAGATTGTAAGGCGATTTAAAGGCACTTCGGTAAATACGCGGTCTATGAGGTCCTGTAATGGCTCAAAGTTCGTTAAAAACCAAGCTAAAGCCGTGTAAAGTAGTATTTCCATGTGTTTAATTTCTAAACAAATATATGTTTAATTTTCAAACAATTAATATTTTAAACAAAAAAGCCCCTTTTTACGGGGGCTAGTTACTAATGTAGGTGTTTATAAAGGTATTCGTCTAGTTTAATGAGGGTAGAAAGGGCTACGTCTTTGCCGTCTAAGAAATTGTTTATTTGGAAATGATGAAACTTCCCAGTCCGTTCTTTTATTTCCGTGACTATTTGGTTTCTTGTCCGTGTTTTCAACAATTCCTTCAGCCCACGCCTTAACGCTTCGTCTTGAATGAACATGATCATGCTTTAAAAGGGTAAGTCGTCGTTTGAAACTAGGGGCGCAGATTGTGGGGCTACGTAAGGTTCAGAAAAAGACGCGCTAAAATAGCTATTTCCGTTACTTGACGTCTTAACCCAAAGGGCTATTTCCATTTCTTTGCCGTTTACGTTTACTTTTCCCCTGTAGTCGGGTTGGTTAGCGCTTGTTTTTTTGTCGTTCTTGAAAATTGCGCCCGTGTTTGTTTTGTTTTCCATGTTATTTTTAGTTAAAGTTAGTAATAATTGAATAAATAATAGCCGTAAGGACTGCACCTAATAAGAAGGCCGTACCTATGGCAGCCATTTTGTTGCGCTTTTGTTCTTTGTTCACGGGTTTAGGTTTAGGGTTTGAGAATTTAATTTTAATTTGCGTGTCCTTTACGTCCTTTTTGTCCTTTTTACTAGAGTCCCAGCTTTTTCTATACTCGATAGTCAAGATAGCTACGCGTTTTGCAGTTGCTATGGTTGGTTTTTTAGCTACCCACGTGTATACTGCGCGGTCTACTTTCTTAATGTAGCCGTGTTCTTGTAATACTCTAAAAACGTCAAAGCGTGTTTGACTTAGTTCATCAAAGCGAAACGTAGGCTTTTCGTTCATTTCGGTTAATAGGTCCTTATAGGCCGTTAGGTTTGTTTTCTTATTCATTGTTCTTGTTTAAAGGTTATCAATATTAATGAACTCATTGAATGGGATTATAGGATTTTCGCTTCGGTCATTTAATACTGCAAATTCAGCATATAATTCTGCTTGCTCTTTCTCCATTTCTT